CATCCAATAAACATGGATCAGTAACCCACATAAGAAGAACACAATCTCTATCAGCGACAGTAGAAACAGGAAGATTACAAATGTCGTCAAGCGACATACAATCATAATGCTGATTAGCGTTTCTTCCTTCACCCTTCTTAGAAAATGACCTAAAGTACCATGGTGGATCTGCATATATTACCTTATATTTCTGTTTTAAAGTTTCTATCACTATCACTTGCCTCTACATAAGATTCTCTTATAATAGTTTTTAATCTATCTTTATCTAAATCTATTGGTAGTGCCTCAACATAATTATCAACCAGCGTAATCGTATCCTCACTTCTTTCAACAATATCATCTGATACATTACCTGCGTCTAGATCACTATAATCCTCTATGATTTTTAATTCGTGCATATTGACTTTATAAAATCTGTCAAGCAATCTATCTAACATCTCAGGATTGGTCTTATTAACTACAATTAATTTTAGGTGTTTATCTATATGAGGACCTATATCGTATTCATCATAGTTTGTTTCTTTATCATTATAAAATAACTTATCATAAATTGTATATGGATTTCTAATAGGTGTTAATTCTCTAGTGTCTGTATCCCATATATGAAAATGTTTAGGGTCGTTATAATCTGACCAAGTCATCTCGTATTGACTACCTAGATAAAATATTCTGCCGTCATCAGATTTCTTATGAAAGTGACCAGACATAACTTTCTCAAACTTAGAGAATAGAGATTTGTCGTGACCATGTGCTTCAACCATACCGGCGTGCATTTCAAAACCATTGATATCTAGATGACCAAACGCAATCTCAGCCTTTGTAGAATTAACTAGATCAAATGTTTCTATTTCATTTTCTGGATTAATCCAAGGTATAAACAATGCTTTCATACCATCAAATTCTACCTCAGTTGTTTTAGTGTATATCCAAGGTTCGTGTTTACCATCAGGTGTGGTACATAATTCTTCAGGTCCATTAACTTCGTTTGTACTACGATAATAGGTATCGTGATTACCTAATATAATATGTGTATCTATCTTTTCTTCCCATAATTTCATCATAAACTTTTTACGAAAATTACGAGCAGTTTTAAAGTTGATAAACTTTCGTCTATCTAAGATATCGCCTAAGTGTATTAGTGTTGTGATATTATGTTCTTTAAGATATGGAAAAAATATCTCTTCCATAAACTTATGAATGTAATTATCAAAGATTTCACTATCACCTCTGGCACCAAAGTGTGAATCGTTAAGAAGTGCTATTTTCATTACATAAACTTTTCTAAGTTTTTCTGTTTTGCTTTTTTCTTTTGTTTCTTTGTCTTGGGTTCTTCTACTACATTACCTTGATTTGCTTTCAAGAATTCAATCATCTGGTTTTTATATTGAGTATCGTCACCATCTAATTGTGTTAAAAAAGATTCAGTATCAGCATTTTCTATAATCTTTTGTTTTACTATTACTTGTTTCTTTTCTTTTTGTATTCTTCTTATAAAAGCATAATATATAATTTGTGTGAAGTATGCAAAAGGGTTGGTTGATTTTTCAGGATTAAAATTATCCATATACTGTAAACAGTTTTCTATACCATCTGAGATCATATCATCTCTAAATGTATAGTTAATAAAGTTAGGTCTATATGCTAGATGGTTTGCGATCTTTAAAAAACACTCACCTATATAGTTTGTGACCATTGGTCGTTTTCTACCAGCGTCATTTGCCTTTATGACTTTAGCACGAAACTTAGTCATCTCAGCTAGAAACTTTTTATTATCTACATAATGCTGGGTTACTTTTTTCTTTCTCATAGTTTAACTCCTAATACTATTAATATGCCTAATAGCAACATAATAATAATTAATAGTTCAAGTGCCATAAAAGTATGGTACCAAATCCACCTAGTCTTGTACGCATTGTCTATGTTTATCTCACCTGGGTCAGGTTCTTGATAACCATTAATATCTGTTTTTGGATCTTGTTTCCAAAGTATGTCTATCATTCGCTTAAACATAATACCATTATAACAAATTTATCTTTAAAGGTCAAGCAATAATTGCAAATTTCTTCTATTATCTAGCCATATGTCGTTTGGCTCTGTATGTGATATCCATCCTGTCATTATATACTTTTCTTGAGTAGGTGATATAACTCCTTGGTGCATATGAGTCCAATCTGATGGCCATATTAAAGTCTTGCCTTTTACTGGTTTTGCAGTATAATTTTGATAATGAAAGTGTGTACCCCCCTCGTCAGTAACCGTGTTTAGATATGTCATAAAAACTAAATGCCTTTTAACAAATGGCCATGTGGAGGCTGATCTTTCACAATGTAAGTTAGGATAACCTGCACCTGGTGGATAGTACTGTAAGTTAATGCCTTCTTGTACTTGGCATACTGTTGCTAAAGCGTGAGAATAATCTTCACCATAACCTTTTATACAATCACTTAGTGCCTCTATGTATTCGTGTACCATATCACTAAAAGGTAATGCTTCTACTGGTAAATCGGGTGAAAACATAGTCTTATATGAAAATGTGAGATCCATAGAATCTTTTACACTAGGGTCTATTCTAGGATCATAAGACCCTACTTTCCCAGGCATTTTTGTATAATAGTGTTGTATATTGGTATTAGGAACAGTTTGTGAATGCTGTTCTGGAGTGGAGTGAAAGAAGTCTATTAGTTTATCACATAAACTTTCTTCTATAAAATATTCTCCTATAAAACTAGGACTAGTGCTTGACATAATATGGTTACGCTGTTATAATACCCTTGTGGGTTGCTTCAGATTAGTGTATAGTCTTTTTGCTAGGAAAGAATGTATTGTAATCTTCTTCAGATAACTCTTCTTTCATCAGGTCGTCTGCCTCTTTTCCCATCTCAGAAATAACATCTACAGCTCTTTTAATATCTTCTTCAGTTAGGGGTGTTTTTTTTACCTTCGCTCTTTGTTTCACTTTTTCATTTATAATCTTATAGTAGGCCTTCATATCATCTGCCACATTACATATAGTTATAATTCTCTCCTTTGGTATAGAGAATACACTATCATTGGCAAATTGCATCCATGGTCTTAGTGAAGTAAAATCTTCCACCATACCTACACCAATAGCTTTACTGTTTAGCAGTATTTCTAATGGGTCGGTTATTCTTAGAAATTGAGAACCTTCGTCTGTTAGGTTTATGTTTCCAATTAACTCAGAACCATCCGACAGTCGTACTATTCTTAAACTAGACTCTTTTGTCATACTATAATATTTATATTGGTTGCTATCTGTGCTTTGACATTTGTTTGATATACACACCGGTGTGGTATTTTACCGTCAGCAATAACCATTCTATTAGGTATTTTTTCAATGTTTCCTCGCCCCTCAAACCAAGTGGCACCATCAGAACCATTTATATAATAAATTAAGGTAAGATAATCTTCATCTATTTGATGATCTAAATGTGTTCCTGCTAAATTATTTGTTTCGTGCCAATAAGTATATAAATTAGTTCTTATATTCATAATCTTTTTTACATTAAACTTATCTAGAATAGGTTGACACATTACATTCCAGTAAGGTTGAGAAGTATTAGGTATATCTGCTGGACTCGTAAACCTAGAATCATAATGCCTTACTGTTAAATTTTCGTCACCGTGGAACCAATGTTGAAATATTATTGATTTAAATAAACTTTTAGATTCTAAATTTTTTCTGCCGTATATCCATTTAAAGTCTGTGCTAAATACGAGATCATGTTGTGCCTGCCACTGCTCTTTCGTAAGAAAATTATCTATGACCTCAAACCTCATTAACTTTTTAGGTCCACATTATGTATCTCATAATCAAACTGTTCTTCATTGTATATCTTCATTCTTTCCTGAAAATGCTTAAGGGTATAGTTCTCTCTATCCCTATGCATGAGATCATCTGATATATCGTAGAGTGTAGCGTGAGTTTTAGAGTCGCCGAGTCTTAACCCACGACCTATGGATTGCAAGTTCCTTATACGAGATTTTGAAGGACTTGCGAATATAAGATTGTGAAGATTCCTAATATTGACACCAGTGGAAAATGTACCGTAAGAAGCGATAATAATTGCGTCATTTTCTTTCTCAGTAATTGCACGAATTCTTTCCCTTTCTTCAGCGGCAACACCACCGTGTATAAAAAATACTTTCCTCTTGTCATCTTTATTGTTAATTAAATTATATAATATTTCGCCGTGTTTTTCAACTAATTGATAAAGACAGAGAGTATTACCCCTGCCTCGAATACAAAGATTGCTGATGAAATTATTCCTACTTTGTGATCCGACAATGTATTCAAGTTCTTCTTGATAAGTTTTTTCATATAATTCTTTACAGTTTTCCTTAGTGTGTTTTAAAATTAAACACCTAACAGTTAAATTTGCAACTTGTTTTCGTTCCATTAACTGTTTAGTAGAGGTTACTTTATTTGCAATACCAAACAGACCTTCAAGCACTAACTTATGGGTCAAAGTACCATCAAGTGTCCCAGTCAGACCTATCCTGTACTTACAATTCGCAAGTTTAGTCATTATGCTGGTGAGAGATTTAGATTTAAATAAATGAGCCTCGTCACCAAACACAGCCCCAAAGTCGGAAAAAAAATTGTTGTTCATATTATATATACTTTGCCAAGTACTCACCACCACTTTTTTGCTTGTCATTTTGTCATATTTAGCATAAATTCTATCTACATATTTTTTTACATTCCATCCGTAGTCCTTAAAGTCGCCATACATCTGTTCCACTAGAGAAGTTGTGGGCACTATAATAAGTATTCTATTTTTTTTCTCATCTTTTAGTAGGTGTTCATAATATCTAACAAGAGCATATATGATAAACGACTTACCACTTGCAGTAGGACTCACTAACAATGTGCGATTAAATTTAAGAGCAGTGTGTACAGCGTCAACTTGATAGTCTCTTGCTTCAAACTTTTGACCTAGATTATTGCAAAATTTTTCTACAACCGCTCTATCAGACTTATTAATAACACCCACACCCTTACCTGCGATCAAAGGTATCTCTCGTTCTTCGCAATATGCTTTGATATAAGGGTATAACCCTAAATACATTTCTTTAGTTTTTTGTGAAAATAATCTTATTTTGCCATCCCACACTCGATTACGATAGGCAGGCATAAACTTAAAACCAGGAACCTCAAAAGTAAAAAATTCAGAGAGTTCTCTTGCAACATTAGGTTCTGCGTCTATTGTTAAATAGACATCATTCTTTTTTTCAACAATTACGGTCATAGAGCGCCACTAGTAAATCTTCTCCACTCGATTGCGTTTTTAATTGTAAATGACCTGTTGTTTATCATTCTTAGAATTTGCTCTAGATAGTTGACTATTGCTTCTTGATATATTATCTTTGCTTGTATTTTCTGTATATCCTCATCAGCATTTATATAGATAGGAACATCATTTTTCAGTACCTTTAAATCAAAAGGTTTTTCTTTATATACCTCAGGATCAGATTTACCTGTATAGTATTCCCACTTCTCTCGTTGTAAAGTTCTTTCTTCCCATTGAGATTTCTTCAATAGTAAGTTAAACTTATTATAGTATTGTAGATATTTGTTATGTAGGATTGGTGTTCTTAAAGATTCAGTATCTAATTCAGTATCATCTATTACTAAATCTTTATCGGCTTCTGCCTGTAATTCGTCTAATGTCATAATAATATTATATCACCATTACGGTGGAAAGTCAAGTGTTATGTTGTACTTATTTGATTTATTGTATATCCAAGATAATTAAAACTGGCATTACAGACAATATAATCCACATCTGTACCACCTACATTATAATCTAAACTAGATATACTTGTAGGATATATATTCTTAAATCTTATTTCAGTTTTTACTATATTTTTACTACTCAATACAGTTAAGGTGGCGTCTGAATAAATTCCTTGCTCAGGCACAGGAGCAGTAACCCGATCTTTAGTGGAAGGTTTGGCCTGTGCAGGATTACCAGACGCCAATAGGTCGCCGAACTCATCGTGGGATTCTGCGAAACCTAAGCGTGATATCCAAGTATGCAATTCTTTAAAATTATTTAAATTTTCATCTACCAAAAAGGATAAATTTAGAGGGTCGAAAGTGATCTTATCACCAGGGATTGGATAGTCGTACATAGGAGAAGGAACAGTTGCAGTACCTAACGATAGACCTGGTATATTAACAGTCTGTACAAAATATTCTGTTAACGGCAAATAGTTTATCGTAAATCTAAACTGAGTTTGAGCCGCATAGTCTAATTTACTAGGTTGTCTTTGAAATCCTGTTGTTTGTACTGCCATTATGCTGCCTTATTAACTTTTTTTAAGTGTTTCATACCAAGTTCAGCAATCTCTTCTGCTGGTTTAAATTCATCACCTTCATCTTTTAATTCTTCCATATCTACAAATTCTGCATATGCTGATTTAGTTCTATCTGTAATAATATGAGCATTGAGTAGAGTCTTAACTAAGACTCTGAATATGTTATTTGGTCTCTTCATTTCATCTCTAACTACCTCATCAAGATCGAAATGTTTTTCTGTTTCTTGTAATACCCATTTCCACTCTAGACCAACTGAAGCATAAATATCTTTTTTTTCTCTAGGGTTTGCAAGATTAAATATAAGTTCTAAAAATAAATGTTCTGCCCAATCTTCAACTTCTTTATGTTCACTACTATTTAGTTTCGGTACAGTACGATCTGCCCATATTTTACCAAACTTATGGTGAAACGCCTCATCAGACATAACTAATTGTAGTAATCTTTTTAGTAGAGGATCATTAGTATCAGCGTGTGCCATAGAAAATGCACCCATCGCTAAACCTTCTACGAGTAATTGCATACCTACAATCTTCTTATAAACAACATCTGAAGAAACAATATTGTCTAATACTCTGCCTAAAGTTTCACCTACCTTGTAGGGTTTGCCCCATCTTTTTTCAATATACTTTGTAAACGCCTGAACATGCCGAGCCTCTTCTCTAGTTTGATTGGCAGCATATTCTTGAGCACCTGGGTCTTTTAGTATATGACATAAACTGGCACTTAAAGATAAAGCACCTTGTTCACCATGCAATATCTGTGATAAAACCCAACCAAAAGATTCATTTGCAAGTTTAATCTTTTGTTTTTCAGTAAGTCTTTCTACGATAGAAGGCACTTGTAATTCTAAACAGAATATTCTAGGGTCTACCAAATAATCTTTCTTCATATCAAAATCTATATTGTAATCAATATACTTTGTATCATTAGGATCCCAAAAATGTTTATGTGTTTGTGATATGATTTTATCAAAGGCGTCTGATCTATCACCATATCTATCTTCTTCCATCATTGGCGTAAAGTGATTAGGTAGAGAGGCATTGTAGGCACTATCTTTTGTAAGACGATTTTTACCAGACCTTATACTCTCATACCATCTCTTTGTCTTAAAGATAGAATTCTTTAATAATACTGATAATAGAAATAACTTGTTCATACTATTATTTATAACCGTAAAAAAAAGGGGGATCAAAAGACCCCCCTCTTTAATCTGTTGCAAAAGCAACTAACAAGATTACATCAAGTTAGCAACTTGTACTCTTCTGTAATAGAAGTTTTGATTAGCAGCCGCAGGTGCGGTTACATCAATACTTCCGTCAGCAGATGAGTTAGCAAATGGGTTTTGAACCATTCCGTATCTAGTCTTAAACCCGATTTTTGGTTGGAAAGTATCTTGACCAACTGCTCTCACCATTTGTAGTGGAACAT